TGCATCTGCTGCGGGAACTCGCGCGGTGCCTTGGGCTGACCTATGAAAGCGCCACAGGCGACAATGTGGGGGCGACCTATTCCTCGCTGCAGGCGGCGACGACGGAGATCTTCGCGATCACGAAAGCGCGACGCCGGAACATCATGGCGCCGTTCTGCCAGCCGATTTACGAGGCCTGGCTCGAGGAAGAGATCGAAGCGGGCGGCGTGCCGTTTCCGGGGGGTGTGGCCGGGTTCATGGCCAATCGCACGGCGGCGTGCCGGGCGGAGTGGCGCGGCGATCCGCGGCCGCAGGCGGACGATCTGAAGAAAGCCAAGGCGCATGAGGTCTGGAAGCGGCTCGGCGTGATGTCGGATGCGATGATCTGCACCGATCTTGGGGCCGATGTGGACGATGTCTACCAGCAGCTGGCGCAGGAACGGGCCTTGCGGGCCGAATACGGTCTGCCCGAGCCACAGATGATGGGGGCGCAGGGCGGTGGTCCGGGTACGGCAGACGACGGCGATGAGGCTGTTGACAACGACCAAGACGCTGACCCCGCTAAAGCGGATTCGGAGGATGAACCATGACAGTTCAGATCGATGAGGCTGACCCCTGCGCGGCGGCGGCCAGCTTACGGCAGGTCTATGTCCGGCTTGTGGCGGGCGAAGTCGCCATGGAGGTGCGGTTCCGGGCCGGATCGAACGGGGTGGAACGCTCGGTGCGGTATCACAGCGCGCATCCCGACCGGCTCCTGGCGGTCATTCGGGGCTTTGAAGAGCAGTGTGCCAAGCTGCAGGGCCACGGCCCGCGCCGATTTGCACTTTCTGCAGGAGGGATGAGATGACCGAACCACCGGACATCCTTCAAAGCCAAGCAGGACCGTCGCTTGCCCAGATCGCAAGCCGGGTTCTGAACCGGCCGCTGCTGCTGCATCCGGACAAGGTCGATCTGATCCTGCATGTGCTGCAGGGGCGGATCGGCATCGCGCCTTTGGCGGCGCCAGACCCGCAGTCGAACCGCTTCGTTGGCAGCTATCGCCGTGACAATGGCAGCGTGGGGTCGCTGCGCGTGGAAAACGGCGTGGCGATCCTGCCGATCGTCGGCAGTCTGGTGAACCGCGGTGCGTGGATCGGGGCCAGTTCGGGGCTCGTGTCTTACGAGGGCATTGCAGCGCAGCTGAGGGAAGCACGAGCTGATCCGGAAGTTCGGGCGATCCTGCTCGACATCGACAGCCCTGGCGGCGAGGCAACGGGCATGTTCGCGACAGCCAGACTGGTGAGTGCGATCAACCAGACCAAACCGGTCTTGGCCTTCGTCAATGATGTCGCTGCTTCTGCCGCCTATGGCATTGCCAGCGCGGCCAGTGAGATCATTGTCTCGCCGACCTCGATGGTCGGATCGATCGGCGTGGTGCTGACCCATTTCGACCGCTCGGGGGAACTTGAGGACCGGGGCGTCAAGCCGACGCTCATTCACGCGGGCGCGCACAAGGTGGACGGCCATCCGTTCGGACCGCTCTCGGACGCCGTGCGCGCTGACCTGCAGGCGGAGGTTATGAAGATCTACGACCAGTTCGTCGGTCTCGTGGCCGAAGGGCGGTCCGGCCCCATGACTGAGCAAGCGATCCGAGCCACAGAAGCCCGCACCTATCTCGGCACCGATGCCATTGCCCAAGGCCTCGCCGACCGTGTGGCGAGCCTCGACGAGGTGATCGCCACCTTTGCACAACCGCCCTCCGGGGCAAGCCCCCAAAGAAAGGGAGGACCCATGACCAAAACCACCCAAACCGAGGCGCCACAGGGCCAAGCATCTGCCATCAGCCCAGCAGAACTGCAATCTGCCGTGGATACGGCGCGGACGGACGCCCATGCCGCTGGTATTGCCGCCGGCAAAGCTGAGGCCACGGCGCGCATTTCCGCGATCCTGACATCACCCGAGGCCGAAGGCCGGGAGGCGCAAGCCCGCGTACTGGCGCTCGAGACCGAGATGAGCGTCGCGGATGCGGCGAAGGTCCTCGCGGCTTCGCCGAAGGCCAGTCCGTCAGCGTCGATCGCGGATCGCGCTGCACAGGAAGCTGAGCTCGGGGCGGAAACCCCGGCAGAGTTCCACAATCGCGCCGAGCGAAGCATCGCCGGTTGGGCCAAAGCCGTCACCAATGCAAATGCGCGGTTCGGCTGACATGCACTCTATGCAGAACAAGGACATCCCATAATGACAGTTCTCACCGAAGGCCGGCATCCCGGCGAATTCCTGATGACCGAGGCCAATGGCCAGCGCTCTCGGGGCAGCATCACCATCGCCAGCGGTGCTGGCATCATCGCGCCGGGCACGGTGCTGGGCAAAATCACGGCAAGCGGCAAATACCTCGCCTGCGCTGTGGGGGCCACCGATGGCAGCGAGACCGCAGTCGCCATTGCGCTCTATGGCTGTGATGCCACCGCAGGTGATGTTGCGATTGCCGCCATCACCCGGGATGCCGAAGTGAACGGTAAAATCCTGACCTGGCACCCCGACCGTGATCAGGCCGGCGAAAAGGCCGCTGCTCAAGCTGACCTCGCCTCGGTCGGGATCATCGTGCGCTGAGCCCGGATGACTGTCGCCATAGGCTAACGCCAGCCCCGAATTCCTCACAGTTCAAATAATCCGATCCCCTGCATCCTCGGGAAGCAGGCTGATCTGTCGTGCCCAATCCCCGCGCTCTGACAGCTGCGGGCCGTTCCTGCGTGCCCAATCCACCGGCGCGCTGACGCAATAAAGGACCCCCCATGTCGATCCTCAACATCTTCAGTCAGGACGCCTTCAGCGTCATGCGGCTCACGGACGCGCTTCGTGAGATCAAGTACACCCCGTCCCGCATCGGACAGATGGGGCTGTTCCAGACCACCAGCATCGACACGCTGGATATCGCCATCGAGAAGGACAAGGAACAGAACCGCATGCTGGTCTCCGCCAGCCCAAGGGGCGGTCCCGGTCAGACCTTCGACAAATCAAAGCGCGCCATGCGCATGCTCAAGGTGCCCCACTTCCAGGTGGACGATGCCATCTATGCCGATGAGGTCCAGCAGGTGCGCGCCTTTGGCCAGGAAGTCGCCGTCGAGCGGCTGCAGCAGAAGATCGCGGATCGCGCCGCAGAGGCCAGCCAGTTCTTCGCGCTGACCGAGGAATACCACCGGCTCAATATCCTCAAGACCGGCCAGCTGCTGGACGCGGACGGCTCCGTCCTTTTTGACTACTTCACCGAATTCGGCGAAAGCCAGCAGGCGGTGGTGGACTTCGACCTCGACAATGCCAGTGCCACCGACGGCGCGCTGCGCAAGAGATGCGCCGGGGTCATCCGCCAGATGGCCGCCATTCTGGACGGTCTGCCCTATACCGGCATCATGGCCCTGTGCGGGGATGCCTTCTTCGATGACCTGATCGCCCATCCGGAAGTGCGCGAGACCTACAAGGGCTATGCCGACGCGGCGAGCTTGCGCAACGCGTATATCAATTCGGGGTCGTCCGGCATCTACGGCGCCTTCGAGTTCGGCGGCATTACCTGGATGAACTATCGCGGCGGTCAGAATGTCGGCATCGAGACCGACAAGTGCCACCTCGTACCCATGGGCGTCCCCGGCCTCTTCCGCACGGTCTATGCCCCGGCCGATTACATCGAGACGGTGAACACCCCGGGTCAGCGCCTCTACGGCAAGCAATGGGAGATGCAGAACGGCAAAGGCGTGAACCTCGAGTTCCAGATGAACGCGCTGCAATACTGCACCCGCCCGCGGGTGCTGATCCCGGGCAAGCGGACGTGATGTCAGATATCTCTGACACTTGCCGCAGCGCGGCACATGATGCCACGTCAAGGTTATTCACCCTTGACACCCAAATGTTACAAACGGACGCTTTTGATTATGCACCTGCCGTGCTGATAAAATGCAGCGCAAAATCAATGCGTTATGAATTGCCTGTTTTTTAGGCATTTTGACGAAAGGCACCAGATAACTGGGCCTTAGCCTGTCCTATACCGCCGGCTCCACAGATTTATCCACAGATTCTGTGAGCGCAATAACGCTTGCCTTACACCGCGATGCGGTGCCGGGCGGCGACTCGGGATGCGGTTTGGGATGGGAAGACGGAAAGGACCGAGAATGACCCTCTTCGACGATCTGGACGCGCAGGTCTCCGGTGCGATTGACGCGGCCTTTGGGGAGGTCGCTGTCCTGCGGCCGCGCGCATCACTGCCCTATGCCGAACGCGCAGAGGATCCGTCCCGCCCAATTGCGACTGTAACCGGTGTGTTCTCAGCGGGGCCTGCAGAGGCCCCTCTCAAGGGCGGCTCTGCGAGGGCTGCGTTTTCCGGCGGCACGCGCATCGTGTCGCAGAGCGCCGAGTTCTGGCTTTCAGCAGAGACGGTTCAGTCCCTCGTGGCGCGCCCCCAAAAGGGTGACGCGCTGACGCTGACCGGGCGCGAGGGTGCACCGGTCTATGCACTCGCCCAGGTCCACCCGTCGGACATGGGGGACCTGACCCTGATCCTGGTTCTGGAGGACGAGACGCCATGAGCCTGACGCGACTGGCCATGCGCCTTGCGGCGGCGCGCGCGCTGCGAGACAGGACACTGGCCGGCGCGCGGGTGTTCGACAGTGCGGTGGACCCGATTGACCAGACGATCGCCGAGCAGCGCCAGCCGCTGCTGGTGCTGACCACGGATGAGCATGCGCTGGAGGTGAGCGGGCGCGATCTCGGCAGCGGCACGCATCGCTGCAATCTGGTGATCGAGCTTGCCATTGCCTCGCGCGTCGAGGTGCCGGCCGAGGATGGAGACGGCGGTGCTATTACCATCGCCATCCCGCATACCGACGAGGGGATGGAGCTGACGCTGGACCTGATAGAGCATCAGGTGGTCTCGGCGCTGACGCGGGACGACGGGGCATGGTCCAGAGCGTGGATGATGCTGGTGCCGCGGATCACACGGCAGGTGTCGCGACGCGGCGCCTCCGCTGAGAACGGTGTGCGCTTTGCAGCGCGTCAGCTGACGCTGAGCTGCGATCTGATCGACGCTCCCGTCCCCGGGGCTGCACTCCCTGCGGACGGAGCATGGTCAAAGGTGCTGACGCTCATGGAAGCAGACGTGGCGATGGCCGGCATCGCATCGCTGATCCGGGCAGAGATCGAGGGCACCCTTGTCCCCGAGTGGCGTCGCGCGGCGCATGCATTGGGTGTCCCGCTCGAGGTCTCGGGCGGCCTCGGGCTTGGCGCGGGGGACGCGCCTTTGGTGGACCCGGTCGCGTTTATCATGGGCGCGATCAGCAGCAGAGCCGGCGTAGTCACCGTGACCGAGGACGCGCCCTGATGGCGGTGCGCGAATTGGTCGAGCTGGTCTCCCGCGTGGCCGAGCTGGAGCGGCGGTTTGCGGGAGTTCTGCGCCACGGCACGGTGGCGGAGGTGGATCCCGAGCGACAGCGCGTCCGGCTGGACCTTGGCCCGGCCCATGGGGCTGAGGGGCGGTTCCTGTCGCCTTGGGTGCCCTATGCGCAATTCTCGGGGGCGCTGCGCGTGCACACGCCCCCCACGGTGGGTCAACAGCTCACGGCAATGTCGCCCAGCGGGGATTTTCAGCAGGCGGTGGCGCTGCCGCTGACCCATCACAGCGGCAACCCGAGCCCGTCCACGGCGGGCGACGAGAATGTCGTGACCTACGGCAATGTCCGCATGACGCTGGCGGATGATCTGGTGCGGGTCGTTGTGGGCGGCACGCGGCTCGAACTGAGTTCGACGAAGGTCACGCTCTCCACGGGCGGCAGCAGCATCGAGATGACAGATGCGGGCGTGAAGATCACAGGCGCGCGCATTGATCTCAACTGACGGAGGCGCAGATGCCAGCAGTGGCGCGGATCGGGGACCCGTTTGCAACGGGCCACCCTTGTGACGGGGCGAGCACGATTGCGGGCGGGAGCGGAAACGTCTTCGCCAACGGCATTGGTGTGTCGCGCCGGGGCGACCCTTCTGCGTCACACACGCGCCTCGTCGGGAAGCTGTGCCTCCCGCATACGGTCCCGATCACAGGCGGCAGTGCCACCGTGTTCGTCAACGGAGTTTCAATTGCCCGCGTCGGTGACGCCATCGACGCAGGCGCCATCATCCTGCTCGCGGACGCGATGAACCACCTGTCCAACAGCCAGGCCTCCAGTGCTGCGGACATTCTCAGCGTGGTGCAGAGCGTGGGTGCGCAGGCCACCATGTTCGGCTTTACCGCAGAGCAGACCGCCGCCTTTGCATCCGCGATGCTGGCGGCAGGCGCGCAGTCCGATGTGGCCGCCACCTCCTTCCGAAACATGGGGGCTGCCCTGACGCGCGGCGCGTCCGCCACCGGGTCGCAACGGGACGCGCTGCAGGCGCTTGACCTTGATGCCGAGCAGGTCGCCCGGTCCATGCAGGAGAACGCCGTCGAGACGACAACGGATGTCCTGCGCCGGATTGCGCAGCTGCCCGCGGAACAGCAGGCGGCCATCTCCACGGACCTCTTTGGCAGCGAGGCGCGGGCGCTTGGCCCTCTGCTGACAAACCTCGATCTGATCGAGGGCACCTTGGCGATGGTGGGGGACCAATCCCAGTATGCAGGCTCGGCCTTTGCGGAGTTCGCCGCACAGAACGACACGTTCAATTCCCACCTTCAGCGGTTCTTGAGCTTGCTTGACGAGTTCAAGATCCGCATCGGCAACGCGCTTATTCCGGCCCTCGTCCGCCTCGGACAGGCGATTGCGCCAATCATCGTTGCGGCCTCCGAGTTTGCTGCCAGCTATCCGGAAGTGACCACGGCGATTGTCGGATCGATTGCGGGGTTCATCGCGCTCAAGGGCGCCCTCGCTGGCCTGACCTTTGTCGGGCTGCTGGGCCGCGGCGGCGCTCTGAGCCTGCTGGCTGCAGGCTTCCGCAGTCTGTTCCTGGTCGCCCGTGCAGGACCCCTTCTTGCGGTTGGCGCAGCCCTGTCATTCCTGAGCAACAATTGGCAGGGCGTCAAAGCGGGCATCGATGCGTTCAAGACGTCCTTCTCAAGCGCCATGGGGGCCGCCAGCCCTGCGATCGAGAGGTTCAACGACCTCGTGGGGGAAGCTCTATCGTGGTTCAATCGGCTGACGGGGCCGATCGATCCCGATCTTTGGCTGCGCTGGGGGTCGGCTGCAGGGACTGCGGCGGCAGGTGCGGTGGCGGGTCTTGCGAGAGCTGCATCTGGCCTGCGCGACTTCCTGTCCAATCTGGTTGTTGATCCACAGGCGGCGCTGGCGCAGGCGCGCAGCGCGGGCAAGCAAATCG